GACCGCCACCCCGGAGACGGCGCTGAAATAGCGGTAGGAGCCCGAGGAATTCTGGGTAAAGGGCAGATTGCCGCCGTAAATGACCTCCTCCGGCGTCCCGGCATCCTCGGCCGTGGTATGGGTATGCTCCGGATTATAGGTCGAGACCGCCGTGTTGACGATGGATTGCACATTGGGCTGGGTGAAATTATGGACATGCTCGCCGCCGATGGCATGGCTGTGACCATGGTCGAGATCGACATCAGCCACCAGATCAATCTGATCGGCCGGGTTGGGCCGTGACAACCAGCCGATAGCGCCGAGGCCGGAGACGGAGACCTGGACCCGGTCGCTGGTGAAATTGCCGGACTCCCAGTGCTCAACGGCCAGGTAGGCCTTCATGATCTGGCCGCGGTCGGGGTTGACCGTGTACTGGCCCAGGGCCAGGACGTTGTTGCCCTGTTTGATCACGGCGGCGGTAGCCAGGTCGGCGGCATCATAGGCCATGGCCGGCTGCAAGGCGGTGTTGCCGGCGGCCACCCCGTCAAACTGCATCTGCAGAAAGCGGGTGGCCTCGCCGTATTTCTTGACCCACGGCGCCTCGCTGAAGATAATGCGGGCCGGATTAAGATCGGGCCGCACCGTGTAGATCCCGGCCGGGGCCGGATAGCCGGCGATTTTGGGCGGGGCGATGGCGGCCACCGGCCCGGCGCAGAGCAGGAAGGTATGGTCAGTGATGACCTGGACGATGGCCCGCCGGTCGAGGTGCTCAGCGGCGGTGCTCAGATAGCCGCGCTGGATGACGGTCAGGGTCGAGGCGGTGCGGCCGGAATAGCGGATCTTTTCCTCATCGATGAGCACCGTGCCGGCGGTCGGCAAGGCCAGGGCGGTCAGATCCTCATAAACGCTCAAGAGCATGGTCCCGGCCAGAATCGAACCCTTGAGGGTCAGGGTCCGGCTGGTCTTGGCCTTGAGGCCGGGGATAGGTCCGGGCGCCCCGAAGACCAGGGGGATGCCTTTGCCGACCGCCTCATCAGCGGCCGCCGGCCAGGCCTCGCGGGTCAGCAGCTCGCCGCAGGGCTGGTCGTAGCGGATGGCCAGCGACACCAGATCAAGGGTCAGCAGGCGATCGGCCTCGTCAAAGGCGATGGGGTCGGAGATTACGAAGCGGTCGAGCAGGACCTTGGCGCTATCAGCCAGGCCGACAAACCACTGGTACAGCTCGACCTCGACGTTTTCGGGATCCTCGGCCAGGAAATAATCAGAGAAAGGGGCGGCCCCGCCATTCCACAGGGTGATGGACATCTGCCTGATCTCGCCGGCATCAACGGCGGTGGCATCCCCGGCCGAATCGGCCAGCATGCCCCAGTCGACCACCAGCGGCCGGTAGGTCTGGGCCAGGCCGTCGGCAGGACCGAGGGCCTGATCGGAGACATAGACCGGCCCAGCCGTGGGAAACCTGAAGACCAGCAGCTGCCGCGGCCGCCGGAAAGCGGCATCCTTGGCGGCGATAAAAGGGGCGGTCAGATCGGTTCTCACCCGACCACCTCCAGGAGCAGCTCACCGCCGAAGCGCTGGTAAGAGGTCTGCAGAAAGTCGAGCTTGGTGGTCAGCAGGCGGACGGTATAGGCCGTGCCCTCTTCGTTGTAATAGGTAAAAGTGTTCTGGGCCCCGTTGGCGATGCTGTCATGCCAGGTGACCAGGGCCTGATAATCGGCCAGCGGCAGGTTTTTGAAGACGATCGGAAAGGAGCGGACGGTGACGCCCAGCTCCTCGACCTGCAGGGTGCCGGCGGCGGTACGGTCGATGACCTGCATCTTCTCCACCGGCTTGGCCACCGGGTACTGGATGCCTTTGGTAAAGGTCAGGCTGTTAGCCCCGAGCACAAAGCGGATAGCTGGCATTAGCGACGGCCCTCCCGCCGTTTCTGCTCGCTGATGATAGCGGTGACATCGGAGCGGCTGATCTGCTGGTTAAAATTATTGATGGTGGTGACCGTTTTGCTGCCAGCGCGCGATTTGGCGTTGCCGTCGCGGCCGGTCTGGCCGTCGGCGGCGATCTGATAGCTGTCATACATCCCGCCATCCCAATCGACGGAGCCGCCGGAGGATGAGCCATGCGATGACATCATCACGTTACCGTCTTGTATCCGGCTGGTGGTTTGCTGGGCCGAGGTGGCGGCGGCGGTCGCACCGGCCGCCGCAGAGGCCGCGGCCAGCTCCCGGAACTTGTCGATCAGGCCATCAACGGTGTTGGTAAAACCGGTGCCGTCGAGGTTGGCGGTGATCAAAAAAGAGGAGCCGTTGAGATCTTCGACCCGCATACCAGTGGCGACCAGGACATCATTAACAATCTGATTCTGGCCGGTGATTTCATCGACCAATAGCCGGTGACGCCCCTGCATCCTGTACATGGCCAGTGCTGAGGCCTGCTCTCCTTGAGCGGCGGCCTCTTCTCCGAGACCGCGAATCTTGTCGTAAAGCCAGTTCTCGGTAGTGATGATCTCGCCGCCCGCCTTCTGCCAGCGTGCCACTTTCTGCACCAGCTTCTGGGCCTCAGCGGCATAATGCTGCTCGGCCATGGCCCCGGTCTCGGCATACATCTCGGCCTGGGCGGCGGCGATCTCGTCGGCCTCTTTTTTCTTTTGATCGAGGATACCCTTGCGCGATTTCTCCTGTTCTTCCTGGGCCTTGGTGACCTCTTCCAGGGTCTTTTTAAGAGCCCGCTGGCCATCAACTATTACATTATTGGAGGCGACCATATCCTTGGCCGCCTGGATACTGGATTGTCCCAGCTCCTCGGCCCGTTTACCGGCCTGATCTGCCTGTTTACCCCAGAGCTCAGCGGCTCCGGCACTCAGATGCAGTGAATCAGTGAGCCAGCCCGAGGCCTCAAGCAATTTGAAAAAGGCCTGGATCGGTCGCCAGGTGGCAGCGGCCATGCTGTAAGTGGCCATCTCGATTAAGTTGAAGGCTCTGATCAGGACATCGCCGAAAAACACTTTTAAATCATTGGCCCGGGCGGCAAAGCGCTGGAATTTTTCCGCGGCGGTAGCCTGCTGGTCACCCATCCGCAATATTAACTCATTACCCATGACCATGGTTTCATTCATGAAAGCCATTTTCTTTTCAGCGTCAGTCAGGGCTGCCGCGGTTTTGCCGACGGTCTGGGCATATCTTTCATTGGCCTTCTCGACATTGACGATAATACCGAGGTTATCGAGGATCATCTTCGACTGGCGGCCGACCGCCAGGGTGATATCTTCAAAGGCCTTGACTGTGGTCTGGCCGGTCTGCTTGGTGGTGGCCATGGCAATCTTCATCAGATTGACGGTCTCTTCCGGCCGGATGCCCATCATCATGGCCGTACCGGCCGAGCGGATCAGGGTCAGGGTATCGACCGTGCCCCGCGATACTTCTTTTAGCTGGGCGACAATCTGCTTGCCGCTGACTCCGTAAGAGGCGGCCAGATTGGCAAAGGCCACCTCTTCCTGCCGGGCCTTGGCTGCCGAATTCATCAGCTCCCAGGCCCCGGCTACGGCGGCAATACCGGCTATGATCCCGACCCAGGCGGACTTCAGTTTGTTCCAGCCAGATTCAATCCTGGAGGCCGCGCGGACACCTGACTTCTCCACCTTGTCAAAGGCAGTAACCGCCTCGGCATCAAATTTTTTATACCAGGTGCCTTTGCCCAGTCTCTCCCAGGTAAAGCTGGTCCGGTCAACGGCCGCCTCACTGCTGGCAACGATTCGTTTAAAACTGGCCTCTGATTTACCGGCAAACTTGGTGATATTCGCCGTGGCTTTGCTATCGTCGGCTACCAGCTCAATGGCGACTGTTGATTTATCGTTACTCATGTCGTGGCCGCCGGGGGCGTCTTTATTTTTTTGATGGCCCGCTCGATGGCCGGGATCAGGCGGCGCAGCAAGCGGCGTTTCGTGGTCGGCACATTAAGATCATCCATGGCCTGGGGCAGGGCCGGATAAATCACCTCACCCCAGGGGCAGACCCGGTCATACACGGCCAGGGCCAGCCTGGTATCGGCGTCCCAGGTCGACACCGGACAGGCGGTCGGACCGGAGCCGCAGTCGGGCTCGATATCATCACCGGCCAGGTTGGCCAGGCACTGGCGGCAGTTAACGCCCGGATAGTCCAGGCAGAAACCGACCGCCGTCAGGGCTTTTTTTCAGCCTCTTCCTCCCGCTCGCTGTTATACAGCTCGACGTTGAGGCAGATCTGATTGAGCCAGATGGCAAAGGCCGGCGAATATTGGGCCAGCAACAGCTTGGCCCGGGCATCACAGGCGATCTCCCCCTCGTAGCGCGCCAGGCCGCGCCAGTTCTGCAGCAGCACCAGGCGGCGCAGGACCTCAACCGTCAGGCCGGACCAGCTCTCTACCGCCCAGGCCAGAAACAGCTCCAGATATTTATCCTGGTCGAGGACCTGCCGTTTGACCAGCAGGGCCGTGTCCCATTGGGGCGAGGTAGCGGCCTCAATAAATTCAGCCTGCTTGCGGCCCAGCGGCCGGACCTGCACCTTGAAATTGCCGGGTCCGGGATAGGCCACCCAGATGGCTGGCTGCTCTTCGTTGGTGTCGATGATGTCGGCCAGGGTGAAGGGCCTTTCGATTCCTGGGCGGCGAGGTGGAGGTGTTAGTCTCGGATCTGACATTTGGGATTCCTTAAAAAATTGATCTTAAAATCAGGCCAGCGGATCAGTGGTCCGTTTGTTGACCACATCGATCTGCAGGGGGGCGGTCAGGGCAGTCATACCGGCCGGGGCTACGGCGGCGCCCAGCAGCTGGCATTTCATCGACATCGGGATCTTGCCGGGGCCGGACAGCGGCGCCTCCGGATCCTCAACCTTCAGATGCGGGGCGGTGATCCGGAACAGATATTTATTGGTATCCTCAATGACGGCGCCGGTGAAGGTGATATCAATTTTCTTACTGGTGTAGGCTTCCCAGTCAGAAAAGAAGGCGTCATTGGCGTTGTCGTAGCGCGGGAATTTGAGCATCAGGGTGGCCACTGGAAAGCCGTTATCGGCCGGTTCCGCCACCCCATCCTGGCCGGCTACCGCCTCGGAGTCCATTGGCCGCGAAAAGGTCAGCTCGAATGAGGAGGGATAAATCTTATCGCCATCAGCCAGGGCCAGGCCGTCCTGGTCGTTCATCCGGAAGACGGTATCCTTGTTCATGATGATGCGGTTCTTGGCATCCGGCACGGTGATGGTGGCGATTGTGATAGTGGTATTGACCGTCGAGTCCCGGGCCAGCCGATCGCCGATCAGGCCGATGGAGATCTTGAGCGGCTTGTTCATCTCGCCGCTGATCTTGATCTCGTTGATCTTGACGCTCGGAAACTCCCAGATGGTGCCGGTCAGTTTCTTCATGGCCAGGGTAGCCATCAGGCCGTCGACCTTGGAGGCCAGGGTGTAGCTGTTGCTATAGGCATCGGTCAGATCCACCTGGGCCGGTGCGCCGGCCACGCCCATAAGCAGGGCCAGGATGGTATCGAAACCCTCGTAGCGCAGATAGGCCTCCAGATTACCGGCCACCGTCTGCAGCCCGGCATCGGCCTCCTGGATCCACTGCTGGCCGGCCGAGTCATCCAGTTCGGCGGCAATCGATACCTTGATGCCGTCGGACAGGATCAGCAGGCCGTTACCGACACCGCTGGCCACCGGCGTATGCCAGGTGGCAGCCTTTTTGAGGCCGACGATTAGTTCTCTTCCGGTGATTTCTCCAGCCATGGCTTATAACCTCTCTTATAGTTGATCGAATTTGCTGTAGTGCATGGTGATGGTCACCATGATAATGATCTTGTTGCCGTCGCTTACCTGTTCGCTGCCGGACACGGCTACCGGGACGGCGGTTTCCACCAGGCCGCCCAGCAGGTTGTGACGCAGCAGGGCCATGATGTCGGCGGCGATCTCGTGCACCCCTTTAAAACCGGTGGCGCCGATGATGCCGGCCTCATTGGCGGCGGGCTTGACATAGACGGCCAGTGTGATGTCAGCCTCGACATCCTGCTGGTCCCCGGCTTCGATGGTGTAGGCGCTGTTGCCGTCCTTGAGACCAATGGCCGGATAGCCGCCGACTGGCCGCAGCTGGTTCAGATCCTCAGCGACAAAGATATCGGCGGCCGCGACATAGGGCAGGCCGTCCTGCAGGGCGGTCTTGATGGCGAGCAGTTCTGCTTTCATGGCCGCCTCCTTAGCACTGGTCGCGGGCGCTTGAATAAATAATCTCGACGGTCAGAGCCACCATGCCGACCAGCTGGTCGTGCTGCTCCATGGTCGGGGCCGAGCGGGTGACCAGTACCGACACGGCCAGGCCGCCGGCGGTCTCCCAACCGGCCAGGCACTTGACGATATCGCCTTCCATCAGGCGGGCCAAAGCCGGGGTGGCGGCCTTGCTGTCAACGGCCACGGCCAGCAGGCTGCAGGTCAGGGTGTTTTTGACCTGGCCGATGTAGCCCGGCGCCGCATAGTCACGGGCCAGCTCGCTGTCATTGACCAGCAGGCAGGGCGTCTCCGGGGCGGTGATCGGGGTTTTGCGCCAGACAAAGACGCTGGCTCCGGCCCCGGTCGCGTAGCCGCCCGCCACCGTAATGGTCTGCAGGCGGGTCTTTAAGGCCTCGGTAATTTGGTGGCGTAGGGTCATGCCAGCTCCAGGGTCAGGGTCGAAAAGCCGTTGCCTTCCGGGACGATGGCGAGGATCACATAGTCGACGGTATCGATGGTAATGGCGCTGCCGTTCTCACCGCCGACCAGGTCATAGGTGGCGACATCAGCGGCATCGGCCAGGGCCGTCGGGCTGGTGGCGATCACCCCGCCCAGGCCGTCCAGCACCTGGCCGGGGGCGGCAAACTGCACCCGGATCAGGCCGCCGGTGACAACGGCCTCATCGCCCACGGCCCCAAGCATGGCGGCCTTATCGGCAGCGCTGAATTTCATTAGTTACCGGCTCCGGCGCCATCGCCGTAATCATTAACAGCGGTAACAGCGACCACCCAGCCATCGGCCAGCGCTGCAGCCACCTGATCAGGGTGAACGTTAATAAGCACGTCGTTGTTAATCAGGGTGACCAGGCCGTCGTCAACAGCAACCTGCTCCTCAATCCAGCCTTGCGTTAACCACAAAGCCACCTGCCGGGGATGGGCCTGGATGGTCTCATCTCCCTTGACCAGCGTCACCAGATCGGGATCAGGCGTATTGACTTTTTTTATTTTTGCCATTGTAAAAATCTCCTTCAGTTAAGCAGACCAGGGCGGCGGGGGGCAGCCCTGGTCCGGCGTTAGTTAGTTACCGAGCAGCTGGCCGATGTGTTCGGACTTGTTGGCCTTGACGCCCCAGGCGATACCGACCTCAAATTGGTTGGCATGATAGCCCTTGTACATAGCGACACGGAAGGGCAGTCCGGAGATGGGATCGACTACCACCATTTCATCAACCGCCAGATCGCCGCCCATTGGCTGTTTAGGCAGGCGGGCCAGCAGGTGGATGGCGTCGCGGGTGAAGCCGAGGTTACGGGAGCAGGTGCCGACCACGACCACGGCGGCGCCATCAGCCAGGGTGGTCTGCAGGCCGGGGGCGTTGATAGAGATATCACCGGGGGCGGCCAGCCCAACCTGGACCACATACTTGTGTTTCGTGTTGGTGCCGAGGGTGACGATATCGCCGGCCAGGATGGTACCGGAGCCGGTCTTGAGGGTGATAGCGGTGGCGCCAATAGCATGGGCCCCATTGACCACATAGGGTCCGGTGTTGTTACCGACGGCGGTATTGGTGACGATCTTGGCGGACTCGCGCAGACTCATGCCATAAATATTAACCAGCTCACCGGAATTAAGCATTGAGGCGCCTTGTACCGAATTAAAACCGACCAGGGTGCGGACGGCCGTGCCGGCAGTTGTGTTCAGCACCAGCGAGCGGTCGGTCAAAGGGGCGCCGTTGTCGGTCAGGATCTGGTTCAGTTGGGCCACCTCACCGAGATTGGTGCCGAACAAAGCGGCCGGGGCGGTGGCATGGGCACTGTAGGCCCGGGAGGCGTAGAGGCCAAGGGCAGCCAGGTCGGTCTCAATCTCGTTGCGCAGAGTGCGGAAGGCCTGGGCAAACTTATTGTCCTGGATGCCGTTCTTGGCTTCGCTGCCGACCTTGGCCTCATCATCACCGGTCCAGTGAAACGGCACGTTGCGGGACTTGGTCAGCTTCATGGTGCCGGCGGCGGTCACGGCATCGACCAAGGCCGGCGGCGCGGCAGCCGGGGTGGTGTCGCGGGCGACGCCGACGGCGGTGATGGCGTAAGAGATGTCCTGGTTAAGGGCAGCCTGTTCGGCCTTGTTGGAGAGCGAAACCGCCCCCAGCATGCCGACAGGCTCCTGAGAGACGACGTCAACAGTGTCGTAGATATACTGGATCAAGCCGGCGAGTGTATTTCCCATTTTATTTGTTTCCTTATGTGTGTTTTTGAATGCAAAGACGGCTTTTTTTTATGTCGTCGCGATCGAGGCCGAGCTGTTAATCGATAACCTTGCCTCCGCCCCTAATATATTGTCCCTGCTCATCCACCGACAGGGCCTTGAAGGCGGCATGCTTCATGGCCTGGCTGCCGCCATCGCCGCCATCGGCGGCCGGCACAACCGGGGGGGCCTCGTTGGTGAGGTTGGTCAGCGCCGCCTGGCGCATCACCTTCTCGGCGCCGACGATAGCCATAGCGGCATCCGCACCGCTGGACTGGCCGTCAAAGGCCATCTGCTCGATCAGGGCCTCATGGCCGGGGATGAGCTGGGCACGGACGGCGGTGATCCGCAGGCGCTCATTTTCGGCGCCGGTGGTAATACCGGCAGCGGTGGCGGCGCTGATCTGCTCGGTGATGCCGGTCTGGGCATCGGCAACGACTGCCGCAACCAGCTCGGGATGTTCTTTCTGCAGGGTCTTGATATCCATACGAACTCCTTTTTTTGCGGGTCCGTCATTGCGCGGCGCCCTTTGATTGTTGATACTGCCTTCGGTTCCGGCCAATGCGGCGGCCCTGGTTAAATCGTTTTTGACGGCGGCGACATCGGAGGTCATCTTGGCATAGCAGGATTCCCAGGCCATGCGCGCCGTGGTGCAGGCGGTCTGTTCATCATCATCGCCGTCGGTGGCGATCAGCTCGTGGACAAAACCGGAGTCAACCAGGTCCTGCCCGAAGAAAAAGGTCTCGGCATTCATCATCCGCTGGATCTCTTCCAGGGGCTGGCCGGTATGCTTGGCGTAGGCCCTGGCAAACATGCGGGACATGCTGGCCGTCATTTCGCCGTAATTGAGGATCTCGTTGTGATCGCCGATGACGCCGCCGCGCGCGTTGTGGATCATGATGATGGCATTGTCCTCAGCGATAATCCGGTCAGCGGCCAGCGGCAGATAACTGGCCATGCTCATGGCATAACCGGAGAGGCGGGCCGTGGTCTTACCGCTATAGTTGCGGATCAGATTGAACATCTCCAGGCCGGCCCCGATAAAGCCGCCGGGTGAGCTGATGACGATCTCGACATCCTCGCCATTAGCGGCGGTTAAGGCGGTGCGCAGTTGCTCCGGGGTGGTGTCCCCGCCGATGACGCCGGAGATGGTAATCTTCTTCATTATTCTTCCTCCAAATCGCTGTCCGGCTCTTCGGCCGGGGCGGTGATGACTGATGACCGGTTGGCCCGGGCCGCATTGGTGTTGAGGTCGATACCGGCATTCCTTAGCAGGGCGCGCTCCTTGATGATCTGCGGCAGTTTATCTTCCCAGGCGGTGCCGGTGGCGCGCCGGGCTTCTTCGTCCAGGGTGCTGATAGTCAGCTCCACCCGTTTGGCGGCGGCGTTGATCTCTTTCAATGGATCGAGTTGGGTGTAGGCATCCCCGGTCCAGGTAGTACCGAGCCAGGCCCGGTGCAGCAGCGGGTCGGCAAAAAAGCCGGGGGCGCTCAAACGACCGGTGGCGATGGCCTCGGTGATGACGGCCTCATAGACCGGCTGGCAGAACATGGTCACCAGCCAGTGACGGCGGCGCTCGAAATAATCGCAGGCCTCTTCCAGGGCGGCGCGGGCGGCCGAATAGGAGGCGGTAAAATGTTTGATCAGCAGCTCGAAAGGTAATTCGAGAGCCACGCCGATCTGGCGGAGGATGGCCTGGACGAAGGGGTCAAAGGCGGTATTGGGGCGGCCGGGGCTGACGGTGTCGACCTTTTCGCCGGGCAGCAGGCCGACCACTGAGCCATAACCCAGCTCCAGGCCGGTGGTGTCCACCTGCTCGGCCGGATCGCCGGTCGGGTTGTCGATGGTGGCGGCCGGGCCGATGGCCGGACTGCCGGCCTCGTTGGTGACAAAGACGGTCAGCATGCCGGAGACGACGGCGGCCATCACCTCGGCATCGGTATAGCGGCCGAGTTGTTTGAGCAGCTCGACTACCGGGGCCAGGTACGGCACGCCGCGGGTCTGGCCCGGCCGGGTCTTGTCGAACAGGTGGAGGACCAGAGGCGCGCCGCTGGTCTTGCCGAAGGCAGGCAGCTTGGTCCAGCTGTAAGATTTACGATTATAAACGCGGAGGTTGCCGGGGTGCTGGTTGAGCACATGGTAAGCCTCGGCTGCGCCGTGCTCGTCCTTTTCGACGCCGCCGGATAAACGGGCGCTATCGGCCTGCAGTTTCGGATTGCAGACCCGGGCCGCTTCGATCAGCTGCAGTTTCAGGGCGTAAGGGGAGCCCGGCCGTTTGAAGCGCGGCAGGGAGACAAAGACATCGCCGTCCTCCAGGGACTTGAGGAAGGCCAGGCCCTGCAGCAGGGAAAAAGGCAGGGTCCGTTCGGCATCGATTTCGCGGGTCTCGGTAGCCAGGCGGAATTCCCGTTCGGCCGCCCGTTCCCAAGCGTCAGCCTGCTCTTCCGTCAGGTTGAGGACTGCGCGGTCGATCATGGCCTTGACCTTGAGGCCGGTGCCGACCACCTTGGTGATATTGGTCTTGATGGCGCCGCCGGCAATGGCGTTGTTGCGATTGAGGTGCTGGGATTCTTCGCGCAGGGTGGGCAGATCGGGCAGAATAGCGGAATCCGGATCGAGCTCGCGGCGCGAGCCGGCCTGATTGGCCCGCCTGGTGCGGTCAGCCCCGGTGTAGCCGCCGGCCATGGCCATACGGGCCCGGGCCTGAAAACGGGCGGCGCCCTTGAGCGGATCAAAGTAATTGATAATCTGGTCGGTGATGGTGACCCCGGTGGCCACGGTCTTGCCAGCGACGGTGATGGATCTCGCCAGCCTCATCGCGGGATCACCTGGGCCACACGCAGACCGCCGACCCGGGCCAGCTGCTGACAGCGGCCATTCCACAGGGTGACGCCGGCCTGGACCGCGGCCAGATCAGCAAAAGTCAGCTCCTGGCCGTTAAGGACCACCCGCTGCTTGAGCAGGATTTTTTCTTCCGCTGCCAGGTAGGCAGCCAGTTGGGTGTTTGCTTGTTCGAGGGTAATCCCGGCCATAAAAACTCCAGTTAGAGGTTTATGGTCGGGATTATAGGGCGGTTAAATCATTCCAAGAAGTGCTCTTCTTCCGTCATCTTCCGTCAAACGACAGATTAAATTGCATTTTATTGAAGGGAAATGCGATTTATTATTTTTTATTGGCTATTCTAAAATAACGCCAGCTGTTTCGGTCCGGAGGCATCGATCAACCGCCGCAACAAATTCTCCACCACGCGGCCGCTCATACACGACCCCACCATGCTGAAATTATCATCATGTCGCATTGTCGAAATCACGCGCCATTCATCGCCATATTTTCCAAAGCCCAGAACGTCTTGGCCCGCCTTCAGCTCAACAATTTCTCCGGATAACGGCAACACCCGGGCGGCCCGGTCTAAAAGCCCCTGGTCAACAGCTGCCCAGGGCGAACTAAGCTTTATCATAATTTTTCCTCTTTGAGAAACTGGGGCGGGATCTCTGCCAGCAGCAAAGCCCCGAACTCAGCCCAGCTCAGGAAGTGATACGCGGCCTGGTCCTTGTACCAGCGGCCGTTAATCCGGACCCGGATCATGGTCTCCCAGAACTGCTGGCGCTCCACAGTAATCGACGGTAGCGCCGGGAAGAAGCGGCGGTCCCCCGGCGACCACACTAGGGCCCAGGTCTTGGCTGTAAACAGCTCATACTTGCAAGATTTGGCTAAATTATTGCCATCGTTTTCAAGCAAGGGGCGGCGGAAGATGGCAAAAGGGCGGCAGTCATCGCTCATGCTAATCACCAATGGATATGGTCAAGACTGCCAACGCCTTCACCGTCATCAGGTATGTATATCTTCATCGGCCTTCGGTGGCACCGTGGCGGTTTGTCGACAAAGCCATTTTTGGTCTTTCCACATTTATCGCAGATAAACACTCGCCGTAAATTATCGCTATTGTCTGTCGTGAAAAAAAACTTGCTCATGCCGCCACCTCTTTCAGCTGCCGGATCCGGTCAAAGGTCTTGACCTCCAGCTTGGCAATGGCCACCACCGAGGGCCGCAGCTCCAGCGGGTAGTCGTTGACGCCCAGCCTGGTCAGGCGCAGATGCTCGGCCCGGCTGATCAGCAGCAGGTTTTCCGGCGCGCAGTTGGTCTTATCGCCATCGATCAGGCGGACCACCATGCCCTTGGGCACCGGCCCATGCTCCCGCTCCCAGACCACCTGCTGCTTGTTTTTATAGCGGGTCGGCGCCCCGGTGTAGGGGTTGGTCTCGGCGATCTTGATCTGGATATAACCGTCTTTCGAGCAGATGCGCTCGGTGCCCAACGGCTGGCGATTGGGCGGGACATCCCCCTTGCGGAAGCTGGTGCTGTTGGCGCCCATATAGCCCTTGCGGCCGGTATTCCACGGCAGATCGCCCTTGGCAAAGCGGCCGCTGCGCCCGGATGTGATGCTGTGATTGCTCACATAGGACTTGAGCTGTGACGGCCGCAGGCTCAGGCTATATTTGGCATTGACGGCGGCGGTCAGATCGGCAATCGACAGCAGCGGGAACTGGGCGGCCACAAAGGCGGCCTGTTTCGGGGTGAACAGCTTGCGGGGCCGGAGCCCTTTTTTGGGGCCCCGGCCGCCGGTGATCTGATGGTTGCACAGGCCGGACTTGATCTGGCTCTCCGTCTTGGCCAGCTTAAAGCGGGCGTTGAAGTCCGCCGTCAGTTTGCCGATGGCCAGCCGGCTGCATTTGGCCCGCAGCCAGGCCAGCTGCTCAGGGCTGTAGATAAAGCGGGCCATGTCAACCCTCCGGCAGCTGGTCCGGCGCTTCCAGCAGCATGCCCGGCACCTGCAGATCGCGGCCGGCGCCGAACTTCAGCACCTCTAAAACCGTGGAGGCGTTGGCGACGATATCCCGGGCAATGCCGGAGATGGCTTTGCTGCGCACCACTTCCTCCTGGAGCGCCTCCCCTTTCAGATCCTCATTGCCCAGCCGTTTCATCTGCTCGAATAGGTGATCGTTTAAATCAGTTAAGCGGTGTTTCATGGCGATTTTTCCCCTCTGTATTGTCTCGCTGATTTTAGTCGGGACCGGGACCACTGCCGCCCGGCCATGCTTGCTGTTCTTTGGTATCGCACAGGATAGATCTGTTAGCGGCCTTATCTTGTCCGGTTTGGCCGCTGGCCTGTCTCCGCCATTGCTGGCGGTGACCGCCGCTAATGGCCGCCGCACCGGGGCCGATGGCATGGGCAGGCCTTTTTCTCGGGCCCGCTGTTGCCGTTCATAGAGGCCCAGCGGTTTAAGGGCAGCCAGGTTTTCGGTGCGTACCCTGGGGCTCATGTTGTTCCACTCATTGCTCATGATTGTTCTCCTGGCAGCATCAAGTTAAAACGGCACATCATCACGCGAGCCGCCACCCATCATCCCGGCCGGCGGATCCGGGTAATTATATTCGCCGCCACCATCAGCCGGATCCGCCGGACCGCTGCTGCGCGGACTGAGCATTTTCATCTCGCGGGCGACGATCTCGGTGGTGAACTTATCGTTGCCGTTCTGGTCCTGCCACTTGCGGGTCTGCAGCTTGCCCTCGATATAGACCTTGGAGCCTTTATGCAGGTATTCGCCGCAGGTCTCCGCCAGCTTGGACCAGGCCACCACCCGGTGCCACTCGGTGGTCTCCTGTTTCTGCCCGTCCTTGTCCTTCCAGTTTTCGGTGGTGGCGACATTAAAGGTGGCGACGGCGGCGCCGCTCTGGGTATAGCGCACCTCCGGATCTTTGCCGAGGTTGCCGATCAGCATCACTTTGTTGAGCATGGTGTGTCCTCCGGGAGCAGCTGCTCCCTGCTTATGGTGCCGGCGTTGAGGCCGGTTAAAATCAGCTCTTCGGTAAGTTTACCGGCCAGCATTTTTTCTTGCCAATAATCATCATAGGTGGCAGCCTCAGCCAATACTGCGATGCGGCCCGCCTTTTCAATCGCGTTTTTGTACGAGCCGGCGGCAATATCAGCGGCCAGGTTGATGATGCGTTGCGACAGGCCGGAGCGGCCCAGGATCTCTCCGGCGGCCCGTTTGTCTTTGATCTTCATGTCTGTATTCTCCTTCCCAGTTGCAAAACAAAATAGAATTTATCTTTTGCCGCGCCCCATTCTTCCCGGCCTTGCTTGATCTCGATACCCTTCAGCTCGATAGTAAAAACACGGGCGTCTTTACGGTAGCCGTTGCGGAAGCGGATGGCCTCAAACTCCTTAAATTTGACCTCAAGATAAGCCATCAGCTCAGCAGGACCATTGTTGCGCCGGAAAGGATCCTGCATCTCCTCAAGCATTTCCTCCCACACCTGCCACTCCATTTCCTCCTTTGGGTTTAAAAATCGCCGCGCCCAGTAATCAGTGATGTCGCGATATTCCTCTGCCTTCTCTCCAGCCAGGATCAGGTCAAACCAGTGCTTTTTGAGTATTAAATGTAATATTTTCATTATTCGTTCCAGTGCTCCCTATCGATCTTGATTGATCTGACATAAGCCTTCAGCTCCGAGGCCAGGAAGCACAGGGTACGGGAATGGCCGTTGCGGGAATAGCCGCGCAGCTTGCCCTCGTGGGCCAGGTTGAGGACGGTGCGGGTCGAGCAGGCCAGCATGGCGGCGGCGTCCCGGGGCGTCACCAGCACGCTCTGCTCCATGACGTCCCTTTTATAAGCCTCGATATCCCGGCGGGTAATGCGCTCCTGGGGCATGGTCTGATCGGTCATTGCTCGATTCCTTTTAAAAAATACATTTAAGCATCTGTGCTATTTGCCAAAGCAAATCGTTCATCACATCTTGGTATTTTTCTGCTCCGGGCTTGTCACAAATAATCGTTACGGTTGGGACTGGCTTTCCACTTTCAGTTCTCTGGATATCAACGCTAAAAAAAGCTTCAATTTTACCGGCATCAGCATCTTCCTTTTTTAGTTTCATTTCATAAGCAATGCGTTGTTGTGGTGTTTCCGTCATTGTTGGATTCCTTTTGAGTGAATTTTTCGTTGCGGGCCGACCGCGGCGGCGGGCCGTTTATCGCGGATGCGCAGGATCTCAGCGGCAGCCAGGCCGTAGACGCTGATGTCCCAATGATGATTGGCTTTGCCGCGCGGACACTGCCACCAGCCCTGGTCGTCGCGGTATTCCGCGCACATCTGCTTGGCGTAGTCCTCGTCCATATCGGCATGGAGGTGGATGGCTCCGGGGCCGCCGGGCTCAATCAAGAGCTTGGTGGCCAGCTCGTTTTTGAACATTGTGACGTTGATCAGGTAGAGGGTCAGGCCGCCCGGGATCGGCACCCGCTTGCCATCGCGGTTGGGGTAAAAATCGAGGCGGGTGGTGTTCCAGGCCTGGGCCATATCGCGGCGGCCCTTGATCGGCCGGAAGAACGGATGGAGGCGGCAGAACTCATAAACCTCGGTGGTGCGCGAATGTTTGGGCTGGTGGGGATTGGTACCGCCGCCGGAGTCGATAAAGCCGGCGCTGCAGCGGTAGTCCCGGCCGTCGGCATCGGTCCAGCTTTGGCGGGCCAGATCCACCAGGTGCGCAAACTGCTCGACAAAGCCGTGATCGAGCCGCCAGGTCTCCAGATCCCGGCCCCAGCCGTAGGCCCAGACCTGATAAAAAAAGCCGCGCTGCTGGGTATCGACCAGCAGCACCAGCTGGCAGGGATCGCGCGGCGCCACATGGCGCGGCATGGCCGGATCGACCAGGCGCAGGATCTGATCCTCCTGGCGGTCCTGGAAATCGGCCTCGTAATCAATGCACTCATAGCCGTTGGCCCAGGCGGTCTTGTCATTCAGATCGCCGGTCTTAGCCTTAAGCCAGGCGCTGGCAATTTCCAGCAGGGAAATATCGAGGCACTCCCAGGCCCGATGATGGAAGCCGACGGTGGCCGGGCGGGCCACGTCCTCACCCTTGCGGCAGTGCCAGCGGCCGCGGCGGATGGCCAGCTCGCGGGCCTGGTCATCCCAGACCACGCCGCAGGCCTGGCAGGCATAGCCGACTTCCGGGGCGGTCAGGGTATCATGGGCCGCCTCTTTGGGCAGCACCAGCTGCTCAGCCTCCATACGCAGCAGGGCGGCGCAGTCGGGGCACTGCACCTGATACTCCCAGACCTGCTCACAGTTGTTCATCCCCTTCTGGATAAAGCGGGAGGCCGGGGTCGAGGCAAAAAAGCGCTTATAGCGGCCCTTGTAAATCCGGTTACGCTTCTTGATCAGGGTAATCGGGTCGGCCTCCTGGCCGGTCATAGCCGGGTATTTATCGACCTCATCGCCAAAACAGTGCTTGGCCGACCAGGTGGCCATTGAGGTGGCGGAGCCGGCATGGGCCGGGAAGATATCGACGCCGTGATTAAGCGAGATCATGGTCAGGGTGGTATCATCAGCCCGGGCCGACAGGTAGCGGCGCAGCCGGGGCGACGCGGTCAGGGCCGGCCGGATCTTCTTGCCCACGATCTTGCCGGCGGCCTGCTCAGTCGGCATCAGATAAAAGATATTGCCGGGATCGCAGTCGATACACCAGCCCAGACAGTTGAGCATGGTATTGGTCTTGCCCGACTGCTCGACGGCGCAGAACCAGATCTCGCGGACATGCGGCAGACCAAATGTATCCATGACCTTGACCGTATGCGGCGCATACTCATGACGCCAGGCCCCCTCATGGCCGTCGGTGACGATCCGGTATTTCTCCGCCCACTCCGAGACCCGGATCTTGACGGCAGTGCGCAGCCGCCGGCGGACGGCGACGGGCAGGCCGGCGATCTGCACCCGGCGCCCCGAGAGGGCCGGGCGATGGCGGGCCGGGATCCAGGCCGGGATCGGCGTGAGGGCGGCGGGGGCGATGGTGGTCTGCATGTTATCCCCACATCATGGCTTGCTTGCAGTCAGAAACATTATGAATCAGCCTGTCTTTTTCCCAATCTGCCCAGATGTACCGCTCTTCTTCATCAGAAAGAAAAGACCATCCTGTTTCATTCTCCAGGGTTTTTAGGTCGGACAACAACTGCTCTCTGATCGGCATAAGAAACGGGCCGGTCCCTATTGTTCCGTTCCTTCTTACCCGTGAGCGGCGACCCTGGTTGTTGGCCAGCGCTGTCAATTTCTGCTTAAAAACCTTGAGCAGGCCATAGCGGTCATCACCCGTATGAAATGCCAGCATGTCAAGCTGCGATACTTTTTGCAGCGGACAGGCCCAGCATCCATAGCGGGCATTACCTACACAGACGCCGCCTTTCTCTCCGTAGACGCATTCGTCGCTTGAGTATTTGTACACCTCTATCAGCTTTGAGTGATCTCCCCACGGACATGGTTCGGTCATCAAAAGTTCCCACACATCCCCGGCAGACCAGTCAAGGATAGGAAGAAAATGGCCGGGCTTGTAGTCTTTTTTGGTGTATATTCTGGCCCGTAATTCGCTTTCTGCGGCCCTGACCCCGACAAAGGTCATGCCATTATTCCCGACGATACTCTTGAGAAATTTTGTAATAGGATCAATCTTGAGCTTTCCTGTACACCATCTAAAACCCATATGCGCAGCCGGGTATCCCTTGCCAATGACAGAGGCCCAGAAACCGTGCTGCGTGGCAGGGCGGACAGTTACCACCTCGGCATTGATACCAGCCCGCTCGATATAGTCTTTGATTTTTTGTTGAGTGTCCTCTACATATTGCTGGAAATAAGGGATCTCCATGCCAGTGTCAGCGGTTACAATGTAGAGCTTTTTGTCTTTGTATTTATCCTGCATAGCTTCCAGGACCAGGCACAACACCACAGAGCTGTCTTTTCCGCCGGAAAATGACACCACGTTGACATCACGCAGTCGATCGCGGATCTCTTGAATGACGACATTCTTGCTGATTGCCGGTCCTTTTTTTATATTCTCAATCATTCAATCCGCCCTTGTTACGTCCACAACCGTGGCGTTTTATAATGTTCAGCCCTGACCCGGCCGTTGTCGATGGCATACTGGAAATCCTCCGGGAAGCGGTGCTTGGACAGCCACATGGCCAGCGCTTTTTTTTTGGAGGGGAACAGCGCGGCCAACTGCCGCTGATCGGTGCTGCACCAGCCTGTCGCCGTCTCCACAAAAAAGAGGACCTGGGGCGGGGTATGGCCGCTGGTCCAGGCCAGCACAAATTTATTTCTGTGGTCCTGCTCAGCGTCTCTGCGTCTCTGCGCGAGAAAATCCTTATCCAGCATCATTCCACCTCCCTGACAAATTCGACATTAATCTCCGCCCCGGCCGTCTCATTGAAGGCCTTGGCGACAAGCTGATCACAGCCCTCGAAGACCTCCTGGCTCCGGTTTTGATCGCCGCCGGCCAGGTGGACGATTTCGCGGGCCCCTTCGTGCAGGTGGTGGCGGATGGCATCGCGCAGGGTGCCGACCAGGGCGGCCACCGTGGCCCAGGCCTCATCGGCATGCAGCCAGTAGCGGTCTTCGTCGCGCTGCATGCGGGCGGCCTTCATGCAGGCGATATCGGCATCGGCCTTGATCTTGCGGGCCTCGTCTTCCGCGTTGCTGCCAAAGGTGAGCAGGCCGCCCCGGGTCTCGATATCGAGCTGCTGGCCATACTGCATGACCGCATAGCGGGAGACGGTGCCGTCCCGGTGCAGGGCCGGGGCGCCGGCGGCGACATCCTGATAAAATTTGCCCTGGCTTACCTTGTAGCCCTGGGCCTGCAGCCAGTTGAGGGCCTGCTTGCGGTTAGCAAAGCGCTCACCCTCCAGGGCCGGGGCCTCCTCCGGGAAGCAGCGGGCGGTCAGGCGGGCCACGGTCTCGTCATAGGCCAGGCGGGCGGCGTCCCAATCGCTTTTGGTATCTTTGCCGGGCTGCGACCGATAGGCGGCCATGGCCTGGATCCGGCCATTATGGACCAGCCGCAGCTCCACCTGGTCCTGCTCAGGGGCAGCGGCCAGCAGGCGGGCAAAGGGATCGACGGTGGTGGCGGGTGAGGTGGTCATCAGATATCAAAATCCGTTTTTGAAACCCGGCCCGCCTGGATATAAGCGCTCGGGAAGGTCTCCTTGAGATCGACCGCCAGCAGGGCGGCCTGGGCCAGCTCGGCTGGACTCATCGCGCCGCAGGCCACTTTCAGCCGTTCCAGCTCATTTTGCGAGAAGACGACTTTGCCGGCCATGGTCAGGGCATGCCAGGTCGGCTCCGAGGCGGTGATATAGAACTCCCGGCCATCGAGCATGGTGACGATCTGGTAATCATCGGTGATAGTTTGTTCTCCCCCTTCCCCCGGTTGAGGGCGCTCAGGGCAAAGGCCGAGATCATGGGCGGGCGTACTCGAGGCAGCAGGGAGCAGCTGGCCGGAGGCTGTTTGTGTGGGGGAGGCGGTGGTGCTGCGCATGGCTGGATTCTCAGGGCTCTGCCCATTTTTCGCCCCTGGGTGGCTGGCCGCCGTGCTGACCGGGGGCAGGCCGGCCTCAATCCAGGCGTGGAGATCGCCGCCGGCCTTGGCATAGTCACCGGGATCCTTACCGGTCGGCAGGGGCCAGAAGCGGGCCTGGCGATAAATCTGGCTCCAGGCGGCAATGGCGGCCGGACCAGCCCCTTGTTTGCCGTCCCGGCCCGGATCGGCATCGAGGGCCACCAGGATGACCGGGGCGGCCAGCAGCTCCTGGCGCAGGGCAGCGGGGAGGCCGCAGGCCACGGAGCCGATGGCGATCACCGTCACCTGGGCATGGGCGGCGGCGCAGGCATAGGCATCAAGCTCGGCCTCGACAATGACGGTACCGCGCGAGCGGCCCTGGGAGCGGATGACCAGCGGCCCGTTGCCGGAGCCGTCGAGCCAGACGTATTTGAGATCCGGCAGGAATTTGGCCCGGGCCTCGTTGGTGCGGCGGATGCGCAGGCGGTGGATCCGGCCGGTCTCATCAAGAATCGGGATCAGCAGACCGCCCGGCACCCACAGGGTGGTCTTGCCATCGTCGCGGGGGGGCAGGCCGATGGCGGCGCGTTCGACCTTGCGGTCATGGTCAAGCCAGCCCAGCTCAAAGCGGTGGACCGCGTGCCGGGGGATGCCGCGACTAGCCAGCCAGGTGAGCACTGCCGCCTGTTTCTCGATGGCCTCTGACGCCTTGGCCACCAGCTCGGAGGCCCACTCTTGCCAGATTTGCGCCGGTTGTTTCTCGGTCACTACCGGCAGATCGCGCTGGATAACGGACGGCCGGGGGGTAACGGAGCGGCGGCGGGGGCCGGGGGCGGTAGCGCGGCCGGAGCCGTCGCCCATGCGGCAGGTGGACCAGACGCCGCAGCCGGTGCGGGTGCAGGCCTGGCCGCTGGCCTCGTGGGCCTCCGGACAGGTTTTCTGCTCCATCTCACGCAGCCAGGTGATGACATCGCCCTTGAAACCGCAGGTGTAGCACTTGAAACCGCAGTCATCGCGGATCACAAATTTATTGGAATCCTTGCTGCCACCACATTTGGGACACTGGCCGGTGTAACGGCCGTTGCCGCGCCGCAGCTGGTAGTTGTCGACTATGGCAGACAGGATAGAAGCACTCATAACGCAACTCCTAAGTCCTGAGTAAGTCCTGAGTAAGTCCTGTTTAATTTATTTAATAATATTATATATATATCTATCATAATAGGACTTAGGAATAAGAATGTATATATTACGCATATAAAAGAAATATAAGAATAACCTGATAAAAACAGCGCCCATGTGTGCGCGCGCCGCTGATAAGTCCTAAGTCCTGATAAAGCTATTTTGTGTAATAATTTCATAATCTTATCCGCAGGACTTGGGCAGGACTTGGCCAGGAGCTAGGATTTGGCGTGATTTTTGACGTAGTCATTGACATCATTGCAGACCTCCAGTTTGATGGCATGGTTATAGATCCAGGTCTTGCCGGCCTTTTTCTCGACCGCAAAACCCATCTCCCGGATAGCGGCATTGACCGTCTTCATGCCGGGTGTCCGCTGCTCCCGCGAATCCATGTTGACACTCCACCACCAGCGGAAGGCATCATACATGGCCGTGCACGGCAGTTTTTCCCGGTTGTAGCGGGGATCATCGAGCGGCCCGCGATCGTCGGGGTAATAATCCAGGCAATCGGCGTAAAACTGGCCGATATAGTCCTCCGCCCGGGCCAGGACATCGACGCCCTTAAGGATGGAGTCCGGCGGCGCCAGGCCGACCTGCTGCCACTCCAGGCAGCCTTCGATCAGCCAGCGCAGGATCCCGGGCCGGCATTTTTTTAACTTCTCTTCCATATCCGGATCCTTCTGCCGAAAATCGGCGGCCTTGCCGGGCCATTTCTTTTTTTCGTATTCGACATCAGAGACGAACATCAGCGGCAGCTCGACGACCAGCAGGCGCTGCAGCAGCGAGAATTCCTGAGTCAGACCGCGGGGCACATTATTGGTCTGCAGGAAAAGCGAATGAGTGGGCTTGAAGACCTCCTCCGATTGGAAATTACCACGGCACATGACGTTATTGGTGCCGGTAATCATCTTGACAGCGGCGGCATCGATCTTCTCGTTTTTATTCGTCTCCGCCCCCATCACCAGGCGCTTGCTTTTAAGGCTGCGCTTATGCTCCGAGGTGGCGTTAGGCGGCGGGGCGTTGCGCTGCTCCAGGATCATACCCTTGTTGATCTCGTGGTAATAGGGCCCGAGGATATCGGTGATCAGGTTGAAGAGGACGCCCTTGCCGTTCCGGCCAGGGCCGACAAAGACCCAGATGAACTGCTCAGTGGTCAGGCCGGTGATGGCGTAGCCGAAGGAGCGCTTGATGAAGGCGGCAATCTCCGGATCCCCGCAGATCTCATTGACAAAATTTTGAAAGGGGGTGTAATCGGCGTGGTGATCGTAATCGAGATCGAGGGCCATGGTCAGCATGTCTTCCTGGCGGGCCTGGGTCAGGGTGCCGGTAGTGAGGTCGATCACGCCGTTGTTGCACGGCAGCAGCATGGGGTGCAGATTAAAATCTCTTTCATCGCACAACAGCGTTTCATCGACAAGAGGCGCCATGAACAGGGTTTTTTTTATGAAATTTTCAGAGCGCAGCCGAGCGGCCCGTTTGAGATAACCGCTCTTGAGGACGACCTTCCAATACATATCGCCTTTTTTGTCGGTCTCATCGATATCATCCCGCTCGATCTGGGCCTGCAGCTCATCGGCGACGCCTTGATACTGGAGGGCGCATTGCTCAACAGCGGCCAGCGCCCTCTTTTTATAATCAGGCTGCCAGACATTGCCGCACCACATCAGCCATTCACCTTTTTCAGGTGTGGTATTCAAACGAAATTTATTTTTAACGAGGGTGGCATACATACAGCCATCGCCGCGTTCGTTGGCATCCAGGCACTCCTTAATGAAATCATGATCCAGCACTATCGGGGAATCAGTCTGCAGTAGCACCTCCGCCCGTTGCCGGACCGCCGCCGCTATATCGCTCAAATCAGTAGACATATTTTTGACACCCTCAATCCGTAAATATCTGAAACAACAAACTTTTCATTATTACATTTCAAATTAATTTTCTAAATGCACCCAACCATCGGGGTGCGAAATGCCCTCAGTGGGGAGGAAGGCTGGGAGGACCCGTTGCTTTTGAGGTTCGTCTCTGGCCGCGGATACTCCCTGAAGGGGGCGCGGGGGAGAGAGAGAAGCCCCTCATCGTTGAACCAGAGCCCGGAAGCGGGCGTGGAAGGCGGGCGCGAACCGGATGAGATACTCAGCACGAGCGATCGCATAGAAAGGCAGCAGTGGCCTTACACTACGACCAGCCGAACTTTTGATAAGTATAGGCCTTAATCCGCGCGCTAATGTTGCTCTTCTTCGCTTTCCATTCTCATAACCATGCACTGTATACTTGAAGCGCTGATAGACGCCAGGCGGCAACTGGCCTTTCTTTGATCCCTTAGGCAGGTACACATACAACTTAGACGATCCGGATCGTGCTGCTTTGAGAACGGCCTTTATCTGGGACGTTTTAACATTGCCATGGTTATCCATACTGGCAGACTCACCAGGCATGAACTTATCCTGACCCAGGGCGCGCTCAAAGCCTTTGAGCTTACGACCGCCACCATCAACCTGGGGCGTCAGATACGACGCACTCATGCGCGGTGGATGCCGCAGCCAGACACTGGCCCGCATATTATGATTGCGCGTCTTGGTAACCATCACGCCGTTAATAGTGTATTGGGTAGGCCGATCAAACACCCGCAGGATCTGGGTGCGCACCGCATCAGCCATCCGCGCCGCCGTATAATCCAGAGTCTGCTCCAGGGCGCGCCGGGTCTGTTTCGGCATCTGCTTGAGCATGGCCTGCAGTTGCGCACTGTCAACCTTGATGCTGATCATCGATAAACCTCAACAACCTGGCCGTGATCCACCCTGCTTACTATCTTGTAGGGATCGCGGCCCGAGCGGGAGGAGGGAGACCTAATATGGTCTCTGGGGTGAGTAGAGAGTCCCGCAACAGGGCTGGACGGATACTCTCCGAGCGAACACATTATACTGAGGATGATAGCTCCTATCATGAACACGACCGAGACCGAGACCACCAGGTCGGCATGGTCCATAGTTCGCAGACCGCGCACGGCCCGTCTGATCTTGCCGCGCAATGGCCGCTTTTCTTGCCAGATCATAATTGTCTCCCGGCCGACCGGCGGCCTTCTCGTTTGCGTTTGGGGGTAGCCAGCACCTCAGCGACCAGGCTGGAGACCAGCTCCGCGGTGGCGCCGGTGCCGTGCCCTTCGATAAAGGAGGCCAACTCTTCTTGTTTGACCAGGATGGTGCGGCCGATCCGGTACTCCGGCAAACCCTGCCGGACCCAGTCCTTGAAAGTATCGCCGCAGATGCCCAGCTCTGCGCAGACCTGCTTCTTGTTGACGAATTTCATTTGTCGTAGTCCTCTTTGTATTTGGCCACCGTCCGTTCGATCTCCGCCACCGCCGCCGCCTTGAGGGCATCGATCTCCCGGCAGGACAGGCCGTCGTCAATACCATTCTGCAACATGCCCAAAGCGCGCCAGTCGGCCAGCTGCTCCTGCTCGATAGTCGGCAGCGGCTCGATCAGCAGCGGCTCACCGCAGTCCATTGAGGTGCCCGAACATAAATAGGCGATACAGGCCCGGACCACACCGCAGTGGCCCATATCGTCCAGCCGGTCCAGCAGGTTCTTGAGGCCGCGGATCGGATCATAGGCCTCCGGCGGCTTATCGGTGCAGGCCGGGTCCTGGCTCCAAAAATCAACCACCCGGGCGTTCTTTTTGCCGAACACCTCATAGAGGGCCGACTTGCCCAGATGCTTGCGGGAAAAATAAAATATCTGCCAGGACTGCATTGGTCGTCGTCTGTTTGCCATTTACCTGCTCCCAAAATCCCCATACAGTTAAACTGGGAAAATGTTTGATTATGTCCCCGCATCCTGTTAAAGATATCGACTAGGCGCCAACCTGTTGATATCTCATTCCATCGGACTATTCCGACGACAGGAGCGGGGGCATTTTTTTTGCTCTGTTGAGCCCGGTAGATTGCGCCGGGCGGTGGCTTTTTGCTCTTTATATCTGCCGCGGTTACTGTAGAGTCCGGCGATGCAACTGATTGTTATTCAACCAGGTTATCCTCAAGGTATTTGGCATATGAAGAAACCAGACTATGACAAATTGCTCCATGCGCTTGAAGATGCACTGTTGGCATTTCCAGCAGACAATGAGCAAACAGATCTTCCGACTCTTCGGCTGAAAGTACGTGTCCTGAATCTGAAGATAGCTGTGTCCAAAAAGAGGCAGCAACTTCAACGGACAGCGACACCGTGACCCCGCCGATAGTGGTGGCGATTGTTTTGGTCATGCTGCTTTCTCCTCTGTTTAATTACCATAAAAACCATTAGCCTGGGCCCACATACCAAAACGGGCGGCAAGGTAACCACCGATGATAAGACCCAAATTAGGCGCAATTACTCTCCAGACATATGTGGCGATCCTCAAAGAGGCATCGATAAATCCTTTGCCCAATTTGGATAAGGTCCGCGAGAATCGCGAAAAGTATCGAGCCATGAAAGAATTACTGGATGCCGGTTTACTATCGGATGCGGCAACCTCTATTGGCGGCTCCGTAACTTTTGTGTCAGACATAATTTTGACCCCTGATGGCGCACATGCGCTGGTTGAGTGGTCAGAATATTTACAGCAGTTAACGTTCTGGTCTAAATTCGGCAAAGTCTTAGTGCAGGCGCTATGGATTCTAGTCGGGGCACTCGCCGCAGCTATTCCAGAGACGGTCAGAAGGCTGTTATGACGACGAGCTCGCAGAAGGCGCCGGCGGCGGCCCTTAATCACGAGCCAGTTCATGCTGCTTTCTCCTCTTTTGAGTTTGCGTCGGGGACCGGTTGGCTGAGGGCGGCGTTGATGGCGGCAGTGATCCGGGCGGAGGTGCTGCGTCCATGCAGCACCAGGGTGACGGCCACGCCGGAGACCCCCAGTTGACTGGCGATATCTTTAATTTTTATGCGGCGCTCTTTGAGCCCTTGCTTGATTAAGTTAGTTTCCATGTCTCTCTTATAAATCGGAGTAGCCTATTATGTCAACCGAAAAAA